GGTTCCGTATCTTTCAGGTTATGAAGGTACAAGCCTTTTCATGGATTGCGATATGCTGGTCAGGTCGGACATAGCGAAGTTATTTTCACTGGCTGACAAGAGTGATGTGATGTGCGTTAAACACGCTTACACGCCCTCTACTGAAGAGAAATTCCTGGGTGCGGAACAAACTCGATACGAGTATAAAAACTGGTCTTCGGTGATGCTTTTCAATAACGCCAAGTGCAAGGTATTGACCAAGCATTACGTGAATACCTCATCGGGCTTGCATTTACACCAATTTCAATGGGCAAAGAAGGTGGGAGAACTGCCTAAATCGTGGAATCATCTGGTCGGTGAGTATGACCAGTCAGAAGCGGATATTGTACACTTCACGCTAGGAGGGCCATACTTCAAGGAATATGAGCATTGTGAATACGCTGACGAATGGTGGAAATACTTCAATGAGGCGAATTCCGTGTTAGACGTTAAAGTGTTGGGAGGAAGGCATGTTTGACAGTATCGAGGAGGCGATTAAATTCGCTCAGAACAAGAACGACGGGGGTATTCCCCTGTTTGCTCATGGGGCGGTGAAAGTGCCGCATTCTGATCCTGTGAAATATGAGGATGTTATTACCGTCACCATTATCAACAAGGGTGATTCAAAGTCCATTATCGAGCGATATAAACGGCCTGAAGACGAAACACGCTGGCCGCAGTATTGGAAAGCGTTCTGTGATGGCACTGAAGTGCCTTTGGAGGGAATTCCCATAAAGGAGTTTCCCATGCTGACGCCTGCTGATATTGCAACTTGTCAGCAGTATCATATACGCACGGTTGAAGACCTGGCTGTCTATCCTGATGGTCAGTTAAAGAATATCGGCAGTCGGGGTACTTCTTTGAAGAAATACGCAAGGGAGTTTCTGGAATACAGAAAAGGCCCTGATATTCAGGCAATGAAGGAACGCATCGACCAACTGGAGAAACAAATTGGCAACAATCAAGGAAATATGTCAAAACGTGTTGCTGGAGACGGGGTTTCAAAGCCCCTCGACGTTAGTGGGCAACAACAACCAAGACGCAAGGGTCGTCCTCCAGGTAGCAAAAACCGCCGCAAAAAGGCTGGCTGACGAATATCCGTGGTCGGTGCTGACAAAAGAGAATGAAATCTCTCTGGTCAAGAATCAACCCTCTTACGAGCTACCATCAGACTTTTCCCGATTTATCAACGGCACAATGTGGGATCGGGTTGACTCTCGGCCCGTCACGCATGTATCTCCGCAAGTATGGCAACAATTCAAATCTGGATTGATAACCTCAACCATCTATAAACGCTGGCGTGTCAAAGCGAATGAACAAAAGAAAGAATTGTTCATAGACCCCACGCCGACAACGACTCAATGTACCTTTGAATGCCGTGACGGTACGCAGGTAAAAGTCGGCCTTGCCTACGAGTACATCAGCGATCAATGGGCGCAAAGCTCCGCGGGGGTCGCGCAAAGCACCTTTTCAGCCGATGGAGATACCTTTATCCTGCCTGACACGTTGCTGGAGCTTTCAATACGCTGGCGCTGGTTGAGTTCTTTGTCGCAAACCTACATAGAAGAAAAGGCTGAATTTGATAAAGCGTTGGGCATTGCGAAATCTCAGGACGGTGGTGCGGCTAATATTCAGATGGGTCGTGGTTCCCGTTTAAGATATCCGAACATACCGGAGACAGGTATTGGTCTCTAGGGCTGTATTACGTCAACGGGTTCGTTCTTCCTACAGAGAAGCAACGCCTGCCCCTGTTGGCGGTTGGAATACGCGCGATGATGTGGGCAACATGCCACCTCAAGATGCAGAGATACTGGATAACTGGTTGCCCGATGTTAATTCCGTCAAACCCAGAAAAGGCTGGACGCAGTTTACGTCAGGCGTGGGTTCCGGGGATGTGCATACTTTGGCGACCTATGTAGGCACTACGGGAACAAAGAAGTTCCTTGCTGCCGGTGGCACGACTATTTATGACATCACATCCGGTACGGCCACTTCTTTAGCAACCGACCTTTCCCCCATCCCCTGGGATACGTCCGCGTTCAACAATCGACTGATATTTTGCAATGGCGCGGGCGTACCCAAAGAATATGACGGCACAGTCATCACCGACGCCAGTTTCACACTGGGCGCAATATCCGCCACCTTCTTTGCCAGTCATGTTTTCAAGAACAGGGTGTATTACGCCGCTACAAATCAACTGGCGTTTTACTACACAGAGCTATTTGCATCAACCGGCACGATAACCAAGTTTCCTTTAACGGGCATTGCGGAGCGTGGCGGTAGTGTTGTTGGCATTAATTCATGGACTGCCGATGGAGGCAGTGGTCCCGATGACTTTCTGGCTATATTCACTTCAGAGGGCGAGGTATTAGTCTATCAAGGCACAGACCCCGGCACGGACTTCTTCATTATCGGTCGCTTCTTTGTTGGTCGTATTGTGGACAATCTCGCTATCACACAAGTCTATGGGAAGTTATATGTGGTTACAGACAGGGATTACATATACCTTCCAGATCAACTTCAAGTGCAAGGTGGAGGCAGGGATACCAAGCTCTCAGGAGCCGCGGCTGCCGCTGTGCGGTCTTTTCGGAAGAATTCTGGCTGGTTGGCCCATTATTCTCCTAATGAAGGACTGTTGATTATAAATGTGCCGACGAAATCCGGTGAGAGCGTGCAGCATGTTCTTAACGTAAGGACGGGCGCGGCAACCCGTTTTACTGGAATAAATGCAAGATCATGGACGGAGTTTAGCGGCACCCTGTACTTTGGTGGTGTTGATGGCACGGTGAATAGATATACGGGCGCTCAAGATGGCACCTCTGCCATAAAATGCATTGCTCAAACCGCCCCATCCAAACTCGCAAGAAACAGAGAAGGCTTGATTAATACCTATAGATCAAGAATGACATCGAACGGTGACTTGACGATAACGACTGCATTGAGAGTGGATTTTGGCGGTTTGAGTCAGAAACAGACGCAAATCATCTCATCTGATGACACCACCGTATTGCCGGTGGATTGGCCGTGGACATGGCCTGACACTTCGTTGGATGTATCAAGAACGGAGTGGTTCAAGGGTCAGGGCAGGGGAACTTTTGTACAGTTGTTCATGCAGGCGAACATCAAAAACATTGATGTCAGTTGGTTTGGCAATGAATTTATCGTAGAACCCGGAGGGGTGGTGCTTTGATTGTGGTGCCGAGAAACAAGGCAGAGAGTGTTATCATGGCGCAATGGGCCTGTCAGATTCTGGATACAAAACTGGAATTGTTTGGTTTTGATCGGCGTGGAGACCCGATGTTCGAGACCTTGGGGTTTTCTCGCAACGGTGAATTGATGTGTGTGTTTATTGCCTATCAATTCACATCACCCAACATTTTCATGGCGTTTGCATCCACTTCTGCGCGCTGGGCGAGTAAGGAGAATGTGAGGGCTTTGGGTGTCTGGATATTCGAGGATTTGGCTTGTACGCGAATGACCACGTTCACGGAGAAGAAAAACAAACGCTCAAGAAAGTTTCAGGAAGGGATGGGGTTCAAGCACGAAGGAAAGTTACGCAAGGCAACGGATAATGGCGACGTTATCATTTATGGACTAACGCAAGCAGATCACAACGTATGGCTAAGGAAGGCTTTTAATGGGAAAGAAAGACCCAGTACAACCGCCTGATCCTTTAGAGGTCGCACAGACAGATGCGTCCTTTAACCGGATTGACCAGTTCACGCCGACAGGAAACCTGACATTCTCTGATCGAGAGGGCGGTCCGGCGGGCGCGAACAACGTCGCCACCCTGACGTTACCGCCTGAAATTCAGGCGCTGTTTGAGTCTCAAACCCAGTCAGACCAGAGCCTGTTAAACCTTGCTTTGGGAAGGCAAGAGGGCTTTGAGCAGGGACTTCCATCTCTTATTGAAGGCTTGAGTACGAGCGGTGGAGAGGTCAAAGATGCCTTCTTCGATCAAGGTTCTGCATTGCTTAATCGGTCCTTTGATCGGGACGAAGATCGTTTAAGAAACTCTTTGGCTAATCGTGGCCTGACAGGGGCTGGCACACTCGAACTGGGTGAAGCGGCAAGCACTGAATTTGGTGTCTTTGGCGAAAGAAAAAATCAAGCCTTTTCCGATCTTGCGCTTGAATCGGTGCAAAGAGGCATAGGCACTGAATTGACGGATGCGAATATTCGCCAGTCCAATCGTGCCACACAGTTCAACGAACTTGCCTCTCTTTTAGGACTTCAGCAAGTCTCCCAACCCGGCCTTAATAACTTCTTCACTCCGGGCAGAACAGATACTGCCGCTGGATTCGCCTTGAATCAGCAGGGACAGATAGCCAATGCAGAAGCTGGATCAGGCATAACGAGCGGTATATTAAGTGGCCTGTTTGGACTTGGCGCTGCTCAGATAGGGAGGCCCATATAGGGAAATAAGAAAATGCCACATCTTAACGAACTTAATAATACGCAAAATCAAGCAAAGGGCGGCGGCATAGCGCAACCCGGAGGGTTTAAGGGTGGCGGTATATCGCAACCC